CGCTTGAGCTTTAGGTCCTTGTCAAGAAGCTCAGTGTGAAAGAATCTGCTTAGGATTAGCGTGTCGATTTGATGATGGTGGTCAAAAAACGGGTAGTGCTTTTTGATCTGTGGTGTATCGTAGCCGATACCATTGTGAGCAACAATGATGTCTGCCTCAGCAAGGTAATTGATCCCAGTACTAACAGGGTAACAATCACCTCCTCGATCATTGTACTGCAACACCTGACCAGTGTCCAAGTCTTGCGTAACAAGGCAGTGAATGACCGTCGAGTCAAACCCATCTGTCTCAATGTCATAAGCGAGTTTAGTCATTCCAGTGGCGAACAACTCCAGCAACAATAAAAAGGTTGGTCACGAAGATCAACCCGTTAAACATTAGGTTGTAAGCGAGAAGCTTAACGCGCCTTCGATCGCTCCTTCCAGACATACGTTTTATCAACGAACTGTGCCTTACGGATCATCTCCTCAGTGGGAGGATTAGGAGGATGAGGCAACCAAGGATGTTCGATCTCGGATTCAGAAATCTGTTGTTGGGTCGAACTCAGGCTCGGGTTCAGTTTCATGGAATTTACAGGTGTCAAGATCATAGTCAAGATGGCAGGCAACGCCTACTTCTCCTGAGTAACGGTTTTTAAGCACTCTAACAGTTGTTCTACCCGCTGCTCGATCCGCTTGCTGGTCCCGTTCAAGTGCAATAACTCCATCTGACAGTTGAGCAATAGCTGCCGAACCTCGTAGCTGTCCGAGGGTGACACGGGCTCCTTCTTCGTGGTTGGTGTCATTAGATGTTCTGCGAAGGTGAGAAACAAGGAACAAAGAGATACCAGTGCGTTCAACCAATGACCGTAGCTTGGTCATGGTTGTGTCGATCATCCTGCGCTCATCTCCGTCAAGCCCGCTGAGCAGGATTGAGAGGTGATCAAGGAATACGCAACGCACCTCAAGCCCGGTGGCAAGGTACTCAATTCGGTTGTAGATGACATCAGGATCAAAAGACCCAAACCCATCAAAAAGATACAGGTTCCACTTAGCAAGAGTATCTTGATAAGCTTGGGTGAGAGTAGATCGGTCATGTTCTCCAAGGTGAAAAGATTTGCCGCAATGAGCGGACATCAGTCCAAGTGCAGTACGTCGATTGGACTCTTCAAGAGCCACGTAGCCGACCCGTTCTCCTTTGTTAAGAAGGTGAGTTGCAAGTTCACGACAGAACGAGGATTTTCCAATACCAGATCCTGCAGTAATCGTAACAAGCTCTCCGTATCGGATCCCGTGCAGTTTGTCTTGTATTCCTTGAAACGGATAGTCATGAGCGCATGGTGGTAGCGGTTCACTTACTAAGTCTAGTAGGGTCTTTGCATCAACAATGCCGTCAGGTCGGTACGTTTTTGCATCCCAAACAGCACGGCGTATGGCTTCCGAGTCACTAGCTTGCAAGGCATCTGAAGCATCTTTGTACTTCTCCATCCTTGCAATCTTGACCTTGCCTGGTGGCAGCAGTTGAGCACACTCCTCTGCAGCCTTTCTGCCGGGCTCGTCGTTATCAAAGAAAAGAACAATCTCTTCATAATTCTGCAGCAACGGCATGGCACGTTGCAACGCCCGCTTAGCACTCTGAGCCCCATCAGGGAGGGACACGTGAGGCCAGGTGGGCATGGCAGCGTAGCCAGAAGCTGCGTCTAATTCTCCTTCGTAAATGGTTAGGCGGGTGCCTTTGTCTGGAAACAAGTGCTGACCGAACAGCTGATGATCAGTGTTCTTGCCATCCCAACGGAAGGCTTTGTCTTTGGTCTTTACCTTGGCTCCACATATCTGACCTGATTGGTCATAGTAGTGGAACCTCAGCTCCTCGCCATCCTTGTGGATGCGGAACTTACGGCAAATCTCCTCAGACAGTCCACGTTTAGCTAACCGAACTGGTTCGCCTTTGATCATGGGACGATAGGTAGAGTGGGGGCTTGTTGTTTGATGATGGTGGTCGCTGCCTTCTGTGGGTTCGTAAGCACCACATGAGAAACAATACCCATGCCCATCAGTATACCGAGCGAGAGCATCCCTGCTCCCACAGCTATTACACGGCTCATGTCTCTGAAACTCGCTTTCGGAGGGCGATTCTGACAGACTCATAGGTAGCTTTGCAATCTGCGTGGTAGGTAATCCAGCTCTCTAGCTCTTCAAGGAAAGCATCGGCAACTTCATGGGGATTGTAGTTTTCAGGTACTTCAGCAAGAGCATCACTGAAATAATCTTTCATCCTCTCCTTAGAACCAAAAGAAGGAGAAGGTTCTGGAATGTAAGTCATTTGCGCCCCTGTCCACGGTAAGGTTTAGCACCCTTGAGCGGACGGCGGCTTTTCTTTTTCTTACTCAGAAAGATTTTACCGCTAAGGCTTTTCTTTGGTTTCATGTAACCAATCAGAAGGGATTTGGTAGTAGGGACACCACATGAAGCCGTTCTTCTCAGCCCACATGGCGTAGGTGGTCTTAGAGTTTTTACTGATCTTATTGTACGGCGCTTGGAAGACCAGGCGGATGTCAAGATCAGGGTTACACTTCTTGACTGCTAACATCTTACGACGATCAGCAGGTTTGAAGAAACCCTTTGTCTCAAGGTACACATCCCCAACCTTGAAGTCGGGGGTGTAGTTAGCCTCGATGACATAGCTGAACTTCTCGGGTTCATAGCTGTACTCGATGTTCAGCTTATCTAACAACTCAGCCACCTGTTCTTCCAGGCGGCTACGCATCAGATTTCCCCTTCGATCACCTGCTCAACGACTTCAGTGAATGCACGCTGGATGTCGTAGCGGAAGTCACTCTTGTCTTTTTTAGAACGAGTGACAGTGATGGGAGGCAAGGTGAGAGTTGCCGTCATCTCGAAGAGACCAAGCTCTTCGTTGTAGGTGGTTTTGGTGTCAAGCAGAGCCATTAGAAGTCTTCGTCGATGTTAAAGGATTCGTCAGCGGTGACGTTAGGTTCAGAGGTTTTGAAGCCGTGGGTGGTACCGAACAGAGCAGCAGCACCCTCAGCATCGAGGTCACCACTGTCCACAACACCAGCGCCACTGTTTAGGCTAACGACCTGCACAGCCTTGAGCTTCAAGGACGTGCCGATGTCACCAGCAGGGAGAACGTAGGGCTTCTGGATGAAGGCGAGCTTCACCTTGCTCCCACTGTAGATGGGAGTGTTGGCATCAGCAATGACAGTGCCTTCGGTATCGACAACAACAGGAGTGTTCTTGTCATCCACCTTCCAGCGGAACTTGCACTGGTACATACCAGAGCTGACTTCTTCCCAAGGCTCGGGCTTGATAGTCACCCGCTTGGGATTCTTTGCTTTGCTTTTCGCCCACTCAAGGCAGCTCTCACGTTCCTCTTCGAGGGCGTCAATCAACTCCTTAGGCAGGAGAGCAGACAACGTGTAGCCATACTCAGTGGGCTTGAGGATCGCCTGATAGCCCTCAAGGACAACAGGCTCTTTGGTTACGTGGGTCACGGTTAACAGAAAAAGTAAGTGGAGTCTTCGACCACCTCAGGGTCAAGGGTGCCTACGATGGGTGGTGGTTCTGTTGCGTTAACAGCCTCACCAAACTTTGTAAGCCAGCAGTCTCTCGTGAAGATGTCCGTGTAGGTTTCTCGCACGAGTTGATTGAGTGTTCCCATGTCAGTTGCTCGACAAAGCACTGAGTCATGGATGACTGTGAATGGTCCATTAAACTTCTGAAATGTTTCGTGAAGTATGGACGCATCCAGTGAATGTATCAGATTCGGAGCAGTGCTGGACTTATGCCTTGTAGGACAAGGCTCACCATCTCCAACTGACAAGGTAACTTTAGTAGCACCCAGCAGCTGAAGGTTAAGGCGTTCAGTCTCTCGCTTGTTCCTCTGTTGATTGACCACAAACCCAGAGGGTGTAGACCACTCAACTTCAGAAGCTCCATCTCTGATGTACTGACCAACATGTTTCTTGATCCAGCGCATGACACGCATAGGACCAGGAACAATCGCATCCATGCTTTGATAGACAGCATCAACAACCTGAGTTACTTGCTCAGATGTTGGCTCAATCCCCTGCTCTTTTAAAGACTCACGTATATAGACACGAGAGCTTGACTTAGTAGCATTATATGGGATGGTCATCACGGTGCGCTTGGTCGTTTTCCTCGTCATCCAATCATGCATCTCAGGAGGGAGATACTTCTTGGCTTCCTCAGCAACTGCCTTGTATGCATCGCTTGGTTTATCACCAGGACACACATTAACCAGTGATGCAGTAGATGCATCCTTGGCAAGACCAGCAAGGATCTGAAGACCAGAACAGGTTGCATCAACAGCAACCATTAGACCAGTGAATTGCTTATCACACTCGATACAGCAGTGGTAGTACTCATGACATGCAGCCATGAATTGCCATGGTTCTTCGACACCCTCCCATTCAGGAAGGTTGTCAATGGGATCGGTAGCGATCTTTGTGATCAAGTCATGATTGTCATTGACCCAAGCTATACGCTCATCCATCGTAGCTTTATCCAACCCATAGGTTGTCGCTACTTGGAATGCTAGCCACAGCTCAGCATCATCATTGACAAATGACTCATCAGCAAACCTTATCAGACTCTTACCAAAGTCTGTATCTTGTGGTGTGAGATAAGCAGGAATTGGATATGCTCTTCCTCTGTAATCAAAAGACCAACAGAGATAGTACTCCTCATCCTTGAACTTCTCAGCTGCTTCCAACTGAGTTCTTGTTCTTACTGATCTCTTGAAGTTAAGACGATCAGCATTGTATGCCTCAGCCATCTCACGCTTCCACGATTGATGAACTGAAGGATCTTCATCTGCTGATGGTGGACGAGGAGGCTTGAATGCCTCACTGATTGGGATGAACTTCCCAACCTTCACGCCACGCTCTTTGAAGTGTCTTGCAACACTCAGCACATGATGATTCACACGGTACTTCACCTTCTGAAGCTTGTTCAGAAATTGGATTGGTGTTTCCCCGTGTTCTACTGTCTGGTTACCGCGTCGAGTCAGTTGATGACCACGCATCAGCTCGTTTGTCAGGTAACCACCCATGCGGTGATTGGTCCAATCGTTTGGCTCAACCAGCATAGGCCATGGGATACCACTGAACATCTCAGCATTGGCGATAAGCTGCTCCCTAATCTCCACGAACTTAGGCGTGGGAATGAGGCGGCAGACAGAACGCTTGCCTGTCTGTTCAGTGTGCTTCATAAACCATCCAGTCTGCTCCATGATCCGCTCAAGGCACCAGCCACCAAGGGCAGCACGTGTCTTGATAGACCATGAATCCCATTGGATGTCATGGCGATTGAAGATGAGGTTGGCAATCGACATCTTCTGATGTGTACCACAAGACTCGTGGAAGTACTTGTCTTGTATGTACTTGAACAACTCAGGAGCTGTAACTCTGTACCACCTAAACTTACACTCAGCCTCCAACGCTGAGCCTATGGACGTGAGGACATTGGTAAGCAGGTCAGAATTACGCTTCATGCTAAACACATTATCGAACGTCACCTTGAGAGCAATGGTAGCAATAGCCAATGGCTCAAGGTCGTCGAGATGCTCAGCAATGGGCTTGTAATACTGCCCAGCATTGCCCTTACGAAGTTTGTGGAACTGAGCCTCAATGCTCTTGATTACAGCAGGGAGAGCAGCAGCAATGCTCGACGCGCCATAGACGCTAGCCGATGCGTAGCTTTTCTCTTCCAGCTTCTTCAATGAGTCGTGTAGCCTCTCCTTCCCACACGAGATCGCTTCCTGCTCTAGCTGGAATTGTTTGTTGATCTCGGAAGGTGTCGCCATAAGCTAGGAAGAGGGAGTATTCGTGTTCGTTGAGAGATTCAATCTGAAATTGGGTGAGGTCAGACATCATAGCACTTGCATTGTGGGTCGTTTGGGAACTGATCACAATAGCTCTGCATGTCACAGACAGCTAGGTGTGGAATGTAATACTCTGTCTTGCCATCGAGATCATGATGAATCTCAAGCTTGTTCAGAGCATAAAGACTAATCAACAACTCAGTAGAACCAATGGCACTGTAGCCAATGTGTCCTGTGTCGTAGTCTACGTCATACCCTGCATCACACAGGGCATCAGCAAGGTCAAGGTAGTTCATGGAAGGATAGGCATGGAAATGGTGTCATCCGTAAGAACGGTGATCTCTTCAGCATCCTCATCCATCAGCTTGAGCAGGTGTTTATGTGCTGCAGCTGGTGAACGGTACGCCTTCTCAGTGATCTTACCATTCTTGCCTTCAGAACGGACAATGCAGGCGAATGCCTCAGGAAGATCCCAAGTGGCAGCCGCAGCGAATCCGTCTTCAGCAGTGTACTCAGTTAAGTCATCAGTGGCATCCCACTCCATGACTTCATCAATGCGATTGCCAAAAGGATCAGGTCGAGCCATTGTTACACTAAGCGAAAGGACTTGGTGCTTGGTCTGTACTTGTTCTGATCTACAATAACTGCAACACCAGACAAGAACAGCAAACTGATCATGATGCCAACGATGGGCGTGATGATCGAGTTAGGAATTGGTTTCGGTTTGATTGCCAAGTTGTACCTGTGCAGTGATGATACGGTCAAGCAAGTTGTGGTGGATCTCTACGGTAGTCTCAATCTTGGGATTGTACCGTGCCCACCACTGGTTGCGAAGGGCATCCATGAGAATGCCCAACTCAACCTCAGTGAATGAGAGTTGTTTGCGTTTCATTGTAAAGCACGGATCTTAAAGAATCCACGAAGCTCTTCTTCTTGCTTCATTAAGAGTCTAGCATACAATGGTGCAAAATTGTTGTTCAACTGGAAGTTGTTATCAACACTGAGCAACGCATTGAAGCGGAGAATCTCAAACAAAGCTTTGATGCCGTAGGTTTTAACACCCACGTTCTTCAATCGAAGTGCAAGAGTCTTGAGCTGTTCATACACGTGAGGATTCACACGATGAAAGTTCTTAAACTGAGCCTCGAATTGATCAGTCATAAGCGGAAAGCAGAGGTCACCCAGCATCCTAGCCCAGGCTGGTGTTGGGCGCAAGCTCAGAGAATCTCTAGCCTGCTGAGCATGTCAGACACGTTATCCTCTAGCTCAGAGACACGGGCTCTCCAGTACTGCACATCAGCAGGGTTGGTGAGCTGTGCTGTGCGGAGCTGGTGCCTGGCATTGTCAAGGCGCTCAAGCGCCCAATCATAGTCGGTTTGCATGGGTGCGCGTGATGATGGTGGAAAAGAGAGCAGAGAAGCCCTCAGAGAGCCCACGGATGGGCTCAGTGAGAGCATCAGGCAGCGGCTGTGATGTTACTTACGTGACGCTTAGCGTTACCATGGGCGCGGAAGACTACCACACATTGCCTCTCAGCTTGGGCACATAGCCCGCACTCAGAGCACGTTGTGTTTCGTACTTGAGCTGGACATTCTGTAACTGTGACTCCCTCATGAGTACGTGGGATGTCAGCATCAGAAGGAACAACGGCGACAGCAGGTAAACCGCTTCGATGAGCTTTAACCGCATCGGTGATTGATTCTTTAGAGACATTGATTGTGAATCCGTTGTTGTTTGCGTAGTCAATCAACCTCAGGTTGTGAGGGTTAAGAACGTGGTGAGTATAAGTAAACCCACGCTTGCCGCGGTTAGCAGTAACGAGATCGAATACATGAGAAACACTCAGGAATCCTTTGTGATGTGGCATGTCGCCAGCCTGGTTGTGACGCCATAACTGTTTAGCAGGTAGTGCTGACACAAAGTCACACAATCCCTGCCAATCAGTACCACGCTCGCCATCAGATACCTTGCGCCAGTGTAAAGCTAGCGGGCCTGATTTAGCGTAACAACCTTTATCCCAGAAGGGGCAGGTTGTTGGGCACGACTTACGCTCTGTTGTTGTAACTGGAATTGGGCCAGTTTTAACGTTAGAGCTACGTGCAGTGATGTGAACTCGCATGGATTGGACATAGCGGAGTTAGAGTGAACGTAGCCAGAGGGCTACAGAAAGCCCACACAATGTGAGGGCTAGGTGTAACCGTCAGAAAGGATTAGACCACGTGTCACGTTGACGTTGAGTGATGAGCCCATCCTCGTTGAGAGTATCAACAAAGTTGAGCCATGCCTCACGTTGTGCGATCACGTCGCCACGGTAAGAGTTGCCGACACACTCGCGGAACTCTACAACTGCTTGTGTTTTTGTCATGAGTAGACAGAATAGAGGGGCTTGATCTTACGGGTTGAACCGTCAGGCTTGAAAGACTCACGGCAGACGTGAATCTTGCCCTTGTGCTCAAGTCTAACTAGCACGGACTTAGTAGCCCATGAATGATGAGACTTGAGTGTGGCATCGTTGATCTCATACAGTCTGCAGAACGGATGCTGTTTGATGTAAGACATTACAGCGCGTTCTTGTAGCTTGTTAGCGATCTTAGAAGCCAAGCGAACAGCGATCATTGAATGATGAGCGGTTGAACAATTGGCGCATAAAGCACCAAGGCGCTGCCCTAGGCACGAACTAGGGAGCACGGCTGGCCGTGTCAGCGCTTGCCATGAGCAAACTAGGCGTGTGGCTCCGCACAATCTACCATCCCTCACCCCAGGAACCCACGGGGTTGGTCGCCATCACATAGCGGGATGCTTCTTCAGTTGTCTAGGTGCTGACTCGCAGTCTTGAGAGTCGGGGTTGTGAGCAGCTGAAGGG